GGTCAAAACTGGATATGCAGTCGCCCTGACGCCGCCTACCGTTTCTGGCGGTGAAAACACGATGGTGGGAAGACTGTCGTACAGACTGCCGTCATTGCTGATTTTGGTATCAACAACCGTGCCCGCGCCTGCTGAGATGAACGCAAGTGCGGTGGCCTGCACGCCGTTACTGTCGTTAGGTGCGCTGATGGTAACTAGCGGAGCAGTCAGGTAGCCGATTCCACCGTTAGTGATGGACAGCGTGCCAACAGATCCCATGGCGACAACTGCGTTGCTGCCGCCGTTCCAGTTGTACAGTCCCTTGCTAGGATCACCGATAATCACCCGGTCAGATTTGTACTGATCAACCTTCACGCCTGAGCTTGAGAACGTGCCTGCTGCTGCAACGTTACCTTGCGTGCCAGCGGTGATGTTGTAGTACTCCAGCGCCCCATTGGACTCGGAGGCCAGCACGTAGTCTTGATTATTCAGGTTGACTGACCACAGCGAGACAACCGTGTTCGACCACGTAACCGCAACGTTGCTTGCTAGGTAAACCTGATTCTGGGATTGCAGAACTTTGATGTTGCCTGCCCCAATAGGCATGGCATTCTCAAGCCACGAAAACTCAGAGTCTTCAATAGCCGTGCGGTTGGCCTTGGTGTTGATACCCTTAAAGTTCTTGATGACCGCGTAAGACTTCTTTTGTTCTTGCGCGGCCATGTCAGTACGGTGTGCTGTAAGGGTTAGGAATTCGACGGGTGTAGACAGAGTTCAACACCGCGCTAACGTGCTTGATGTACTCCTGCTTGAAGATCTCGGCCTCGCCGTAAGACTGTTCCTGGTACTTAGCCTTGTGTGCAGCGTAGAACGACACAGGCCGGTTGTACGGCTCCATGATCGTGTCAACGTCACTGGTCAGCACCATGTCTGTCGGCAAGATGACGGAATCGATCTCGACGCTGTACGTCTGGTCGGGGATCGGCGCAATGTAGATCTGAGACTGACCGTACACGCTAAATGCGATTGGCCTGCCAAGGTAGTTCTGCCAGTAGCGCAAGTCACTGTTGAACTGCGTCCACGGCATATACCGCAGCGGGATGCGGCTGTTACCCCAGTAGATGGTGACGTTCAGGATGTCGAGCGTTGACGATCCTTGGGGAAGGCTTGAGAACGGGATGATCTCAGCATTCTGAACATACTTGATCGTAGCCGTGCCGTTGGCAAAAGCAGCAGACGGCGGGGTAGCAGAATAGCCGTCAGGGTAGGGCGGTGCGGAGGTTCCGAGTACGCCACCTACAGTTACTTGGTAAATGTAGATGTTGTAGTAGATGTACTGGTTGACCGCGACGACAGCGCCAGCAGACCAAGCAGTAGCAGCGATACCGCTAGGTGCAAGTGGTGTGTAAGTTTGCTGGAGAGTCCGCAGGCATCCGGTGTCACGAACAACACGGGCGCGGGCCTCATTGATGTAGGTCGTTAAGTCTGCGTCTGTCCAGAAGTTTGCGTTGGCATCATGTAGAAGCCGTCGCACTTCCGCTATGTAGGTGGAGAGGGTCGCCATAGTTCACCATGTTCAGGCCCGTTTGCCGCGTTGAATCGGCAGTGCTACCACCCCCGTATTATCAGGCATCGCAACCGGCCCTTCTGTAATACGGAATTGATCCAGTTTCTTCAGCCCCTCCGGGATGTCCGTCGTCAGACGAATCCAGCCCAGTCGAGCAAGGTACGGTTCCTTGTCAGGATCGCACCATCCAAAAATATGTCGCGCAGCTTCCGGTGAAATCTCAACTGCCTTGCCAGCGGGGATGTGAACTCCCACACCGGCAAAGGCATCGTTGAAATCTACATCAGTAGCGTTGTGAACAAACGGCATCAGAACGACACAACGTCACCGTACACCCGAATGTCAAATGTCGCGTTAGCCACGGCAGTATTGACGTTGATGTACAGAGCTTGAGTAGAGTTACCGCTAACAGCAGTATTGCTCAGGAAGTTGTTAGCGATAGCAATATCCTGCCACGTTCCAACTACAGTCAGATTCGACAGCACGGTGTTAGCAGTCACAGCGTTTGCCGCAGCCTGGTTACCCGTGGGAGAAATCGTCACCGCAATGTTGGCAGCAGAAATGTTGGTGCTGGGGTTCTGAATCGTGATACGGCGGATAATCACCGAGCCACTGTTTGCAACCGCGCCACCGGCAGTCAGACCACCAACAAGGATGGGAACTGACAACACGTTAGCGCCGGTCGTTGTAAGCGACAGTGTTTGCGCTCTGGCAATGCAAAAGTTGCCAAAGTTGTCGGGGTATAGCTGACTTACTGCGTCTGCATTAGCCATCTTGGCCCCCTTAGCTCAGGAACGTGCCAGAGACAGGATTGCCGCCGTTGACCGTAAAGAGAGTAACGTTAACCGTACCACTGATAGCGTTTGCCCGGATGTTGAAACCGTCCGACACAACGATGCCGCCAGTGTTGTTACCCATAATAATCGTCCATGCGTTGGTCGACGTATTCGGGTTGTAGTTGTTAATCTCGATGGTCAGGTTGCCGGTAGCCGGAAGCCAGTACAGACCAGCGGGGATGTAAACCGCGTTGATCATGCTGGTGGCGTTACCGCCGCCGACTGCCGAGAGGTTACCCGTCGCACCACCGTACAACTGGTTGGCAATGTTTCCGGTAACCGGTTGAGGATACGAACCAGCAGTGTTAGCCGCTGCGTTCGCAATAATGATTTTGTTAAGACCCAAGGCCATTTCAGTTCTCCCTTACAGACTAATGGAGTTGAGGCCCGAGACTCGCGTCATCGATTTCGGCTTGGTGTTCACCAATTCGGCAATCATCAGAACCGCACCGACATAACCGATCTGCCAGTTGGGCAGGGTCGACTCAAAGCCGGTGAACACAAACGAACCTTGCTCATGGATGTAGAGCGACAGGTAGTTCGTGTTGACGAAGTACAGGGTGCCTTCCGGGCAATACGGATCAGGATAGATCGGCACGCCAGCAACCATCAGAGCGCGGAACGCTGCCGACGGGCCGTTTGCATCACCATCAAATCCATGACCCGGAGTAATCACATACTGCTCTTGACCAACAAAGTCTTGAGCCAGCAGCGTCCAGGTTCCGAATCCGCACACGCCAAACGTCGGGACTTCAGCGCCATTCTTCACAGTACCGGAGATGTACTGAAGAATGTTCTGACGAGTCGGGTTGACGTTACCGGCAGCGTAGACCTTTGACTTCCACCACGGGTAGGTGGTACGGCTAATGTTGCCGTAAGTCGTCAGGTTGGTCGAGTCATCAATGGCCGCAGGCAGACCAATAAACTGCTGGGTATTGGTCGTGTTGGTGTAGAGCGCGGTTGCCATCGCGTCCATCATAACGTTGGTCGTGTCATTCATCCGGGCTTCGATAAGCGGGATGATGGCAGCGTCAGTCTGGACTGCGCCTTCCATACCGAGGAAGGGCACGGGCGAGATCATCAGCTTGAGGTTGAACTCAGCGTTGAACGCACCTTGCTGAACAGCCGGTTGAGCAAACGAACCGGAGTAGTCAGACCACTGTGCGTTGACGAACTGAGCGCCTTGCACGGGAACGGTGACAGATGACACACCACCGGACGCCTGCTGCGAGTTGGCAATCAACGCCGCCAGCAGAGGAGTCGAGTTGTAGATCTGTACAACCAGCTTAGGGATAAATGCCCGGCGGGTGACGTAAGTAAGCTCGGTGTACTGAGTTGAGCCACTTGCCGGGATAATGCCGCCACCAATAGCCATGGCAAAATCCTTTCTAGTTTAAATTACAGCCCGATGGGCCGGTTCCGCTTACGCAGATCGTTGAGAGCCTTTGCTGCCTCATTGCGTGCGGCAGTAACAGGATTCTTCCAGTAGTTCGACAGGTCAAACTTACTGATCGTGGACGGGTTGTAGGCGCTCGGCGTGGGCGTTGCGGCCTGCTTCATCCACTGGTGATATTCGGCAGCGGTCTCATGGTTGGTGATACCGCGTTCCAGCATGATCTTCTCGACTTCACCAACGTCATCTTCCGAGTCAATCAGACCCTTCTTCATCAGCGACTGACGCCGACGATCCAGTTCTGCTTGGGCATCTTTTTCCGCGAGCTTGGCTTCCAGTGCCTGCACCCGTTCGTCAGACTTGCTGACGGCACGGTTGGTGTAATCCTCGATGTCGAGTTCGGGGATCGGCAGATCCGGCTTGACCTGTTTGGTCATCCGCAGGAAGTCACGGCGCGTCTTGGGGTTCTCGGCCAGTTGCTGGGCAAGTGCCGCGAGTTCATCACGCGCGTCCGGGGACAGATTTTCAAGTGACATTAGATGACCTTCTTGCCGTCGCCGGGCTTGTTAACTGCCATCCGGTTCTTGCTGACTTTGCTGGCACCGGACAGACCACCCAGTTGCGAAAAACGCGGGGTGTTGTAGATTGGGCCGTTCATTTGGTTGTTGTCGGTCGGGCGACGGGGCGAACCAGCACCACGGGGTTTAAACAGATCCATGATTTATCCTTGCATGGGTTGGGGAGCGCCGCCTGCGGGCGGCATACCTGGGGCACCGCCACCGCCCATCATCGCCTTGACTTCAGGGCTCTGACCACCGGCTTGCGGAAGTTGCTGCATCATCTGAAGAATCTCAGATTGCTGTAGTTCGTTGGTTTTGCTCTTACGCGGGCCAAGCACAGCATGAATGGTCTTCAATGCTGCCATCACCTTCTGACCTTCTTCTGACTCAGACCCGAGTGCGGGGAGACTTTGTTCCAGAAGGTCAAGCGCCATGCTCAGGTTGATGCGGGCGGCTTCTTTGCTGCCCATCTTATTTTCCGGGGTGGACATTGGGCCTGCGCTGGGAGCGCCGCTTGCATCCGACATCGCGCCTGCTGAGGAAGTCGGGCCACCCTCACCGCCGGGTGCACCACCTGCGCCGCCTTGCTGGCTACGCATCATTTCCATCAACTTATCTGGCGGAACGCCCATATAAACCTCGGAGGAGTTGGGCTGTTTTTACTTTACGTGAAAGTAAATGTCAAGAGGTGGGGGGTATTTAACCGAAACCCCCCAAACGGAACCCTGAGGGATTACTTGCGGCCTTTACGGCCTTTGCGTGCTTTGCGAGCCATGATGGTTCTCCATTTGGCGAGCGGCCACTTATAAACCGGAAAGCAGCCATACCGGGTAAAACTTAGCGGCGGGTCTTGCGACCGCGTTTGTATGCACGTTTCATGTTTTTACCTACGAATGTAGTCGCGTCGAGATTGGCGGGTGCCG